GCATTCTTTGTCAGGAGTACCTGTCAGTCTTATCTTAATAGGTTTAAGTTTTATTAGATTAATCTTATAAGACTGCTCTTTCTCAGGCAGATTAAATACCTGTTGTATTATTACTTGCTCAGCTTCAGTAAACATTCCTGTAGTATAAACGACAATAGAGCCACAATAGTTGCTTCAATGAATGACCAGGTGCAGATTAATGTTAGCCAAAAAGATACGCATTTAATACAGGTAGCAGATGAGTGCAGATATAGTGATAAATTGCTAAACTTTATTCTCCTAAAGATTGAATCTATCAGTAACTGTAATGGCTCAAAGTTTACTAAAAACCATGATATTGCGATATAAGTTAATATTGTCATTTTTCATTGTTTAGATATTAAGCAAATGTATGATTAATTTTTCAACAATAAACAAATTAATTTATTAACAATAAATTGTGTATAACAAAAAAGCGCAAACAATTAAGTCTGCGCTTACGTTTTTAACTTGAAAATTTTATTTATTTACGAAGTAATCTATTTTTTTAAGCGTTGAAAGTGAAACGTCTTTGCCTTCCAAAAAGTTTGTAAGCTGGAAAAAATGAAATTTATTTCCTTTGCCCTGTATTTCTTTTACTATGCTGTTTCGTGTTTTTAACCTTAAAAGTTTATTTACTTCCTTTCGTAACTGCTCGTCTTGTATCAACATAATTAAAAAGGTAAATCGTCATTTACATCCAAAACTTTATTTTGTGGCTCATCTGTTTTGATATACGGCTCACTAAATGAAGCTGACATAAATTTAACTCCCTTTGCTGAAGTCTTCATCCATAACGCAACTTCCATATCCTTTCCGTTTACGTTTACTTTTCCTTTGTAGTCTGGGTGGTTTTCCGCTTTTTTGTTGTCGTTCTTAAAAATTGCACCTGTGTTAATTCTTGTTTCCATTTTTATTTATTTAGATTGTTTGTATTCGTGTTTTAATCGCTCCAAGTATAGAACAAAGTCCATTGCCTCCTCCTGTGCGTGTGTAAGCCATTCTAACGTTGTTAAATCAGTTCTTTCTAATGTTGTGTTGTATTTCTTTATTCCTACGTCTGAACGTTGTTTAAATCGTGCTAAAACGTTTAATACAATTTTGTCTTCTATTTGTATGTTCATATCAACCAAGTAAAGAATTTGTAAATACCAATTGCAGCGAATCCGTAAACAATTAAAATTAAAATAATTGCTATTGTTTTTTCTTTCATATTGTTTCTATTAATTGATTAAAATAAATTCTTGCTTCCTCTACTTTGTTTTGTATTTCCCAAATTACTGTTTCGTCTCGTTCAACTTTAAAGACTTTAACTTTTGTTACACCTGGTAAATGATCAAAGTTATGTTTCTTTTCTACATATTCCCTAATTTCTAGATCTTCGTCAATTTTAAAATGTTTCCAGTGTTCTCGCCTTACTTCATCTTCAACTATCTCTAAAGGTGTATTGACTAAACAATAACACAATAACGCTTCAGTTTTATTTGTAAGCCATAAATAACCTTGTAATTGGAAAAAATAATCTTTAGTTGGTATTTCGTCTTCAAAGAATGGAAAAGTATGTGCTTCGTAACTGCATTTAATGTCAAGTAAAATTTCATTCGTGTTTACGTCAGGCGTTCCTGTTATCCATTCGTTATTAAAATGTTCTTCGTTCTTAAAAATAAATCCTAATCCTAAAACATCATTTACTAAAGTAATTGCTTCATCTTCACATTGCAAACCTTTGTCCGTGTAACGTGAACTAAATTCCTTCTTAATGCCGAATTTTTCCTCTAATACCAATTCTTGAATATAAGACTTTGCTGTTTTACTTAATATCTCGGTCTTGGTGCGTGGAGCGGTCATCAACCGCCCCAATGCTGAACAACGTATTTTCATACTGTTATTATTTTTAGTTGTGCTTCAGTCAAAGAAAACTTTGTTGTTAGCTCCTCAATTGTATATTCTCCTTTGCTTATTGCGTCAATTGCTTTTTGAAAACGTGCGTTGTCAATAGCTGGTTTCTTTGGTTCTTGTTTTACTTGTTCACCACTTGCGTCCGTGTCTTTATCCGTCACAATCCCCAAAATTGAACTCAAACAGTAACGACGAAAATAGGTGCAACCGCTTCCGAAAGATTGATATAAATTCATTTGCTTTAATTCTACTTGTGGAATAAGAGTTAAACTTTCCATGCTTTCACCACTTTCAACATGAAAAATAATTGTTGCTAAATAGTTTTCGCCATCCTTTGAATTAAGGAGTTGTGTAAACCCTAAACCGTGTTTTTTTAGTAGTGGGTTAATCACTTCTAAAATTTTTGGAAGATCGGCGTAAGTGTAGCCGTAACCTTGCGTTGCTTTGTGAATTACAGGAACTTCCTGCTGAAATTGTGCTAGTGATTTAAATAAATGTTTCATAGTTATATTGGTTTTAATTGTTACTAATTATTTTGTTATCGTCTGAATAAGAATAATAACCTTCGTTTGTAATAATAACGTGATCTAACAAACTCATGTCTATTAGTTTACACGCTTCGTTTAATTTTTTTGTCAAGTTGTCATCTTCTTTGCTTGACGTTAATTGTCCGCTTGGATGGTTATGACTTATAATAATATTGGTAGCTCCGCATTTTAAAGCGGTTGCTAAAATTATTCTAATATCAACAACTGTTCCTGTAATACCGCCTTGTGATACTTTTTGCCATCCTATTGTATTGTTTGCCCTGTTTAAATAGATTGCTATTGCGCTTTCACAATATTCTAACGTGTCTGCATCAAACATTTGTTTTAATAATTCATAACATTGGTTTGAATTAGTAATTTTTGTTTTTATAACGTCCGAACTTTTATATTTTAACGTTATTTCTGGAACTTGTGCGTTGTATTGTTTCATAGTTTTTGTTTTTATTAATTAATTGTTTAATGCTTCCGTATATTCTTCATAAAATAATTCTTCATCTGTTTTGTAATTGTATTTAATATACTCAACGTCTTGACCAAAACAAGAGGCAATTTGTATTCCATTTTCTAATGCAATGTAAACATACCCAGTTTGTTTGTTAAATCCGCATTCATTAACTTGCTCATTGTAAGCATTTTTTAAATGTGCTTTTTGTACTAAAACCCAACTTTCATAATCAGAGGTTCCTAAATCATTAATAAATTCATTTGTTTCCATAGTGTTTGTTTTAAGTTAATAATTAGATACAAATATAAAAAGAATTATTTAATAAATAGCTATTTTATTATATTTTTTTTATAAAATTCTATTAATTTTTTTAGTTCGTCCTTACTCCATTTTTTTGTTTCGTGTGCTTTTGCTTGAAGTTCCATTAATCTTTGCGATCCTATTCGTTCTTTTATGCCTATTTGATAGTTTAACAGGTTACCGCTTAAATAAGTATTACACGCTTCGCATTGTAAATGCACATTGTCTTCGTCAAACCTAACATTTGAGTGTCCGCCTTGCGAATAATAATGTCCTGCGTTTTCTTTTTTACAAGGTTTATTGCAAGAAATACAATTAAGACCAGCATCACGTTGCCTTATATATTTATTAAAAACCTGTTGTGCTATTTTTAAATAGTCGTTTGCAGTTTTTAAGTCTTCAACTAACTTCTTTTTCTTCTTGTTCCATTCCTTTAACTTTTGTATTTCAACCATTGCTTTTATACATTCGTTTTTTAAACAAAACTTTTGTAGTGTGCTGAACGGTGCAAATTCTTCTTTGCAATTAAAACATTTCTTCGTGTTTTTCATCGTTCTATAAAATTAAATATGTGTTCAATAATTGGTAGTGTCCACCCATCACCAAGTAAACTTCCTGCCTTTGCTGTTGTTAAAATGTCGCAATAGTCATCAGGGAAACCTTGTAAACGACACATTTCAATTTTGTTTACTGTTCTAACTATTTCGGTTTCGTAAATTAATGTAACCATATTTGTTGAGCTATCTCTATTTATCCAATATTCTTGACTATGTCCTTGTTGTCCGCTTTCTGTATTTAAACAAGTATGTTTATCTCTTTGAATAGTTGACATATTTCCTTTTTTATATTCTTTTAAATAATCTTGCGGTATAATATTTGTTCCACCTGTAATTATATCTTTAAACATTATACCCAAGTCTTTTGGCTGTGGAATATCTGTAACTAAATCAAACATAGTTTCTTTCGTTTTTATGTTGCTCCAATAGTACCTATCTCGCAGTTGTGCGGTTACTAATTTTGAATTTATACGACAAGGATAAACACCTAAAGCTCTTGACATAATTCCAACATCTAACTTTGAAGCTGAACCAACATTTTCTTGTAAAAATAAAACCTTTGAATTAAGTTTTTTTATATGTTCTAAAATCTCTACAAACACGAAAAACAAACTACTTCTACTTCCGTTTATTCCTGCTCGTTTTCCTGCTGCACTTAAATCTTGACAAGGTGAACCACTTAAAACTAAATCAATGCTTTTCCAATCTATATCCCATTCTTTCCATTTTGTAACATCTCCAACTTGAATTGTGTCTGGAAAATGGTGTTGCGTTAATTCTATTGCATACGGTTTAATTTCACTTGAATAGTATTTGTTTACTTTTATTCCTACGTTTTCAAGTGCTTGTCTTCCTGTGTTCATTCCGTTAAATAAAGATACTACGTTCATAGTTCCACGTTGTTAAATTCTATTATTTTTTTTAAGTCTTTTACGTCCTGTTTTAACTCTAAATTTATATGTTGTAAATCAAAGTTAATTTGTCTTGTCGCTCTAAATTCTTTTTCTAACGTTTGGTAAACAACCATTGCTTTTTTTATTTCGTACAAACTTTGCTCCATTGAAGTAATTAAATCAGTTCGGTTTGGGTTTTTTGCTTTAATTTCATCAATGCTAACTTGAAGCTTTAAACAAGTGTGGTTTAAGTTTATTCTGCTACTTAGTAATTCTAGTTCCATTTTAAAACGGCATTAAGTTAATACTATTTTTTGGCCTAAATTCTGCAATAACGTCTTTGCCGTAAATTTTAAACCCAAGTCCGTAATTATATTCGCAGTATACTGGATCGTTTAGTCCTGTGTGTTTTCCTCCTGTATCAATATCTTTTATTTTTTCAGTTGAAACCCAAGTTACATACTTCATATTTTCGTGTTTAATTAATCTATGAATAACTATCATATCATCGCATCTATTTGTAAATGCTTTGCCACCTTCAACGTGGTCTTTTAACGGTGCTTTTAAATGTCCTTTAAAATCTCCATCTGGATAAATATTTGAACTCCTTCCGCTTTCAGTATTTGGATGCGTGTTTATATAAATTGTCATCCCTGTTTTATTTACAAATTGTCTTGCTGCATTCATAAAATTATAATTTCCTTCGTAAGTCATTTGTCTATCAAGTCCAGTAAATGGATCAATAAGTGCAACATCACATTCGCTTTCTTCAAATATTTTAAATAGTTCTTCGTGTTTATACAAGCGATCATTTTTTATAAATGTAAAGTATTGTTCTAAATATGCTGAATAATTTCTAATTTCATCATGTGTTAATTGTTTAAAATGGATACCTGCATACATTTGTATTAAGTCTCGTAAAATTTGTCCGTGTTGGTTTTCTCCGCTCCAGATAATAAACTTCAATTTGTGTTTAAGGGCAAGTGCTAAAAAATACCAGTTTATAAAATAAGTCTTTCCAACGTTGTCGTGTCCTAAAATTATATTTACTTGTTTACGTTTAAATTTTAAATAATCATCTAAACCATTTCCAAGTTCTAAACCGTGTTTTATTTTACCGTCTCGATAATTTAATAGGTATTCAAGTGCTGAGCCATTATTTAAGATATCCATATTTTCTTGCTTTTATTTCTTCTGGTGATATTCCTTCTAATGTTGATTCGTTTTTTTGTAGCCATTTTACGGCTGTTAAATATAAACTTTTGTATTTTGTATTTCCTTTATAATTTTCAATTTCGTTTAAAATATCGCTAATTTGATTACTTGAATAATTTAATAATAATTTATTTACTTCTTCATTTGTTATAAATAAGTGTTGAAATTCTCTATATATATTTTCTTTATTATTCTTTTCATTCTTGTTAGTGTTCGTTTGCTTTATCGTTTGGTGTTCGTTTGCTTTATCGTTTGTTTGGTAATCTTTATATTTAACTATTGATATTAAAGTAGTTACATTGTTTTTTTGCCTTATTATATTTTGATCATTTTCTAACGAATTTAAAAACCTTTCAACTTTGCCTCTTGACCATTTCCAGCGTTTAGCTAAACTATCAATATCATAACCAACTTGACCTTCTTTTATATCAACACGAATACCTCTTTTATAAAAATATCCTTCTTTATGATTTGCTAATAATAATAAATCAATCCAAGCGTGAGTTCTATCAAATGGTTCACAATTGTAAATTGGGTTTTCTAATAAACATCTGTGTATTTTAATCCAACCTTTCATAAATTTAATTTTTTTAAATAAAAAAACCCCTATTCAATCCGTTGCGTCTAACTTCAACTTCATAAACAAGGGTAATAATTCCTTTTGTACTTATAATGTTAGACGAGTACAATCACAAATTTAATAATTACTTTTAAATAAACACGAATTAAAATAAATTATTTTTTATTCTTGCTTGAATTTTACGCAAGTCAACTAAATTTTTTGCTTCTTTTATTTCTTTTCGCAAGTCAAGTTCTGGACGTTCTAAACTCAAAAGCAATTTGTAATACTCTATGTCGTGTAAAAATATCTTGTCGTTTGTCTCAACTAAATTTTTGTAAGTATTTAAACCGTGTAATATTGTAGCGTGGTTCATATTAAACAAACTTCCAATTCCCTTTAGTGTGTGTCCGTCTTCGCGTAGCTTCCTAAACAAATAAATTCTTCGGTGTACTATTTCACGTTTTCGGTTTTTCTGTGCAAGTTCGTCTTGTTCTATTATTTCTTTTATTAGTTCTATCATTGTTCTATTTGTTTAATTTCAATTATAATATCGTCATTCTTTTGTATTAAGTTTTTAACGTGCTGAATATCGTAAGCTTCAACAATTCGTGTTTCTAACTTAACAGGTGCGCCAACATACGCCCAAGTTTTAAACGTTGCTTTATATCGTTTCATTTCTTTAAATTTAGTTTGTTCGTTTTTTTTAATTCTGCAAATCTCAAGGTATAATCCTAAATCAAATGACCCC